CGACGTATTTGCTGTTCCCAAGTTATTGGGTATTATCGCAGATGTAGCAGTCTCATCCCCATTAGAACAAAGTGTAATATGACGCTTAACTACGACATTACCAGCAACTTCTAACTGACTGCTTAAGTTTTTCCTTCTATGTTTATTTATGGTGAGACCAGGGGAGTTATCATAATTCTCAATCACTGACCCATACAATACATCCGAGAATGTGGGACTCGACGGTTCTGTCGGTAAGGTGTAGTTTTGTGCCCTTACAAAAACAGTATAATAACCATCCCTATCCGGCCTAAACCATACATCGTAATTACTTGCATCAACGGCTTGCCACAAAAATCTATAATTGGTAAATTTAGACATATTTATACCCTCCACTACCGGGGGGACATCACTACTACTTCCATACATCTTAGCCATGACGTATCGTGAACCCGAACCCAGAGCGGTACCCGTATCTGTAATGTTAAATTCTGCAGGTGAACCATGAACACTAAACCGACCGATATAGTTATCAGAATTAGCCGAAATGTTTGGGAAATAGCGTTGAGCATTGTATACTAGAGAATGACTAGCGTGCATGATGAGTCGATATTGGGTACCGTTGTCGACTTGGATGTTCCCGTTCACTTCCAGTGCTTGCCCGGGTTCCGTCATCCCGATACCGACTTTGTTCCCCACGGCATCTACATAGAGTGTACTGGTATCAACAGAGACGTTACCTGAATCTTCTATGATCATTTTATTACCGTTATTCGTACCGAATTGTAAATCACCCTCTTCTTGATTAAGTATTTGCATATTGGTTCCGCCGTGATATATGTATCCGAGTCTGTAGTCTGCTACGTTTCCGCTTCTACCTATATTGATTAACGAAGTTGAATCTGTCCCAACACGCAGAGTTCCAGCTACATCTAATATACCAGAAGAAGGATTAGTTACCCCAATGCCGACTTTGTTCCCCACTGAGTCCACGAAGAGGGTGTTTGTATCCACCGCCAAGTTTGAGGAAATGTCAACATCTCCCGAAAAGGCTTGAACGTTCGTCTGTGCCATTTATAAGTACCGGACAATTTTTTTAGGAGGCTGGGGCGCTCCTCCTAAAAAAATTGGGTGTTCTTTATGAGGCTGGGACGCTCCTAAAAAAATTGATGTTTTGGTGATTTTGTTGAGGGGTTTAGTATCCAAAAGTTATCACATCTGTAGAACCTTCAGTGATTTTAGTCACCGCGCCACTGGTATGGGCTGAGATGTATTCGATGAAAATATTGTAATTACCAGCAGCTGCCATATCGGTTGTTGGTGCGAGGGCTACAGTTGTGGTAGTAGCAGCAACTGCACTGTTCCATGGATTTGTACTCGCACTACCAAATACACTGGTAGGACCCTTTGCGATGGTTAAGGGTGTTCCTCCTGTTCTATGACCACCACCACACTCCATCGAAAGTGTACTGACTTCATCATCACTTTCAATGAGATGTGCTACAATCTTGGCATAGAAGACGTGGGCAGAAAATGTAATTTTAATCGTGGAATCCGCAATAGTTTGACCACTATCGAGAGCTCCTGTAAAGGAGTAGGTCTTCTTCGTGACCCCACCAGTGTTTGTGATGAGACCCCCCGTGACATAGGCCCGTTCCCCGACGTAAACATCCTTCGCAATACCGACACCACCAGCTGCCTTGAGAGCACCTGTAGTTGATGATGTCGCTTCCGTCGTATCTGTTAGGGTCACCACACCATCGAGATCGGCTGTAGAACCAAAGAGTGCCCCGGTGACACCCACACCACCCGAAACAATGAGAGCACCTGTATTTTTAGCATCGGACACGGTGGTATCGAGAACGACTACACTATTGGAGACGACATCCTCGATGAAGACGTTCTTACCGTGGATATCTTCACTGACACCCAAACCACCTGATATGGTCACGGCACCCGTAGTCTTCGACGTAGCGTTTGTGGTGTCAAGTACGGCAACACTATTGGAGACAACATCCTCGATGAAGACATTTTTACCATGGATATCTTCACTGACACCCAAACCACCTGATATGGTCACGGCACCTGTAGTCTTAGAGGTGGCATTGGTGGTGTCAAGTACGGCCACACTATTGGAGACGACATCCTCGATGAAGACGTTCTTACCGTGGATATCTTCACTGACACCCAAACCACCCGAAATCCTGACGGCACCTGTAGTCTTCGACGTAGCGTTTGTGGTGTCAAGTACGGCAACACTATTGGAGACAACATCCTCAATGAAGACATTCTTACCGTGGATATCTTCACCGACACCCAAACCACCCGAAATCCTGATAGCACCAGTGGTCTTAGATGTAGCGTTGGTAGTATCTAGAACAGCCACACTGTTAGATACAACATCCTCGATGAAGACATTCTTACCGTGGATATCCTGACTGACACCCAGACCACCACCCACGATGAGGGCACCTGTGGTCTTAGAGGTGGAGTTTGTAGTATTTTCAATTGTAGTTACACCAGTCGTTGTCATGTGAAGTAACTGATTCGTGGTCAAGTCACTCTTACTATTAGCAATCGCTAAGAGGTTTTCGCTACTATCGAGACCCATCGCGAAAGCTGATCCACTCGCTTGGTTCCAAGTAATGAAAGGATCGCCGCCACTGGCTGCGACTTCGAGGTTCACGATAGAGTCATTAAGCCCAGATCCAGTTGCATTCTTAACATAAATACCATTCGTAGTCTCACCAGTGCCACTCACGAGGAGGTGCAGGGGTGCCGTTGCCGCATCTGTACCCACACCCACGTGGCTCGCTGCGTAGACATTTGTTGAGTGAATGTTCGATGCTACACCGAGACCTCCAGAAACTACGAGGGCACCTGTGGTCACTGAAGCTGCATCAGTAGTATCTTGCACCCTCGCATCACCATTGACGTCGAGGGAGACGGTAGGAGAAGCCTCATTGATACCCACCCTCGAGGTACTCACATCCACGAAGAGGTTAGAGACGGCACCGACAGTGAGATCGTCCGCGAAGGTCACAGTACCAGTGACATCCAGGGTTTCTCCGATGGTCACGTTGTTTTGAATTTGAACATTTCCTCGAAGGTCGATGAGCATTTGGTGCGTCTCATCCTCGTAGTGAAGGATGTGGTCATCTGTGAATGTATTTTGTGTGTACCCAATGGAAAACCTATGTTCATCTGCGTGATAAATGAGGGCGACGTTGGCATACTCAAGTGGATCACCTTCTTGGTGTTCAATCATGAAACCACTATCCAATCCACTCACGGAGTTGTTCGCGGCGACACCAAAAATCCGATCCGAAATCGTCACGGATTCCGAATTGAGAATGGTCGTGTTACCACTCAATGTAAGATTACCCAAAAATTCAGCTTCGGCGGCGGATACGACGTATGTACCCCCGGGTGTGAAATAAATGGGGGACTTTTCCAAGAATCCATCTGTACCCACCATGGGTACGTGTTTGTTAACGGCATCGATGAGACCAGCCACAGAAATGTTCGAACCCACTTGAAGGTTTGAAGTGGTCACGAGACCTGTCGTAGCATTCGTAAATTGGATCGTGTTGGATGTTGTATTAGCAGTGTCAGTAACTTGTTGGAGGGTTTGAAGTTGCGTTAACAAATTTGTAGGCAAAATCTTTTTGAGATCGTTGTTCGCATCGTTAACATACACATAGTTGATGTCACCCTCGTCGGCGACTATGGGGGCGTTGGGGATATCGTTGGAACGACCAACACCCGTGACGTTTACGATACCATTCGAGTTCCCTTTCACGACCAGACCGACGTTTTGAATGAGATCGTTGGGTCCATAGGGTTTCACGTTAGAGAGTGCACCCGCGGTGACATTACTGACATAGACAGTCTCACCCGTTTGAAAATTATCTGTATCAACTCCATCGGCGCGTCCAAACGTCACGATGAGACCTTCTTGGTTGAGTGTAAACGCCTGGTACGCTACACCTAGGACAGGCATAGTGGCACTCGAGTTTGATCGAGCTTTTGCAATACTGAACATGTTGTTCCCAATCGTACCTGTAGCATACACGGCATCACCTTTCGCAATTGTTTCGTCCGCCCTTGCGTAGAGGAAGGTGTGGTTCTGCAACTGGTTCGTCCAGTTGGAACCATCATAGACGAGCATATCCTCATTAGCAAGTGTTGTCGTATCAATGGTGACATTTGCCAGTTGGTTCAACTTCACTTCAACATTCGCAGTGAGATCAGTGATGAGAGCGGTTGTGGGGTGTTTGAGATTGAGGGTACCATCTGTGGTTACGTTGGAAGATACATAGACATTCCCGACGACGTGTAGGTTAGAAGTTGGATTCTTTGTCTCAATTCCGACTCTCTTGTTGACTGTATCGACATGAAGAGTGTCAGTATCAACAGTCAGATTTGAAGATACGTAGACATTACCAACCACGTGAAGGTTCGCATCGGGGTTCACCGTTCCAAGTCCTATGGACTTGTCCCCTACATCTACATGAAAGGTGTCAGTGTCTACAGTGAGATCTGAGCTCACATAGGCATTACCCACTACGTGAAGTTCGGCATCTGGATTTTTGGTTTTGATACCAACTTTGTTTCCCGTCGCGTCGACGTGAAGAGTGTCAGTGTCTACAGTGAGATCTGAGCTTACATAGACATTACCCACTACATGAAGATTCGCTTGTGGGTTTTTAGTTTCGATACCAACGGAATTGGTTGTGGAGTCCACGTGGAAAGTGTCTTCGTCCACAGTGAGATTCGATGATACATAGGCATTACCCACGACGTGAAGCTCGGCGTCGGGGTTTTTAGTCTTGATACCAACTTTGTTTCCCAATGCATCGACGTGAAGGGTATTTGTATCAACAGTCAAATTGGAAGAGACGTAGGCATTACCGACAACGTGAAGTTCTGCGTCGGGTGTTTTTGTTTTTATACCTACGCGCTGCGTAGATGCCTCGACGTGAAGTGTGTCGGTAGCGATAGTCAGATCATCTGATATGTAGGTGTTACCAACGACATGGAGCTCGGCGTCTGGTACCTTTGTGTTAATACCCACGTGGTCGTTGGTGGTGTCTACGTGAAAGGTATCGGTGTCAACCGTTAGATCAGAGCTTATATACGTATTACCAACTACATGAAGATTGGCTTGCGGGTTTTTGGTCTCGATTCCTACAGAATTGGTTGTAGAGTCCACATGTAGAGTGTCAGTATCCACGGTCAAATTGGAAGACACATAGGCATTACCAACAACGTGGAGTTCAGCATCTGGATCTGTCGTCTTGACACCCAATTTATCTCCGACGGAAACTATATCACTCAAGTACGTGTTTCCATTCACTACCAAAATGTTAGAACCAAACTCGTCAACGTATAAGTTTGAACCCACATCGAGGGTGTGCATTGGATTTGTGTTGAGCACACCCACGTTCGCTTCTGTGTAGAGACGACCGTACACGTGCACATTTATATCTTCACTCACGAGAGGTGTGATGACATTACTATCCGCACTACTTTCAGTGAAACTCATGACAATTTCTTTAGAACTTTCCAAAAACCCAACAGTCACATTTGATTGTGGACGTGTCATGATGAGACCTAGATCGAGAGTTGTATCCCCAGAAGTATTGTTTTGACCCAATTCGATGATGGCATCCTTGATTTTAAGGTTTTCTGTGGTGATAGATGTCACACCCCCATTCACAGTGAGATTACCATCTAAAAGAACACCGCCCGAGACGACGAGAACATTTGATCCTGTATCATCTACATACACATTTGAACCAATACTTAATGTGTGACCAGGCAAGAGATTCGAAACACCCATCTTTCCAGTTGTAACAATACCTGTATCAGGACTTAAAAACTGTACCGTATTCGAAGTTACATTACCGCGATCGACGGTGACTGCCAGAGTTTGACCACCGAGAAGTGAGTTAGCACTTTCACCAGATTCGGATAATTCACCGGTTCCACGATTATACATCATCAATACGACGTTCGAATCTTGGAAATCACTTCTAAATCGAACGGGTGACATATAAATACTTCCACTGTTAGGTGTATTTAAGACGGTGTTACTGGCATTAAAAACGATCGTATTTTCCGCCTGAACATCCGAGTCAGGCACGTGTTTACCGAAACGAATTTTGGTTGAACGTTCCACCGTCGGCAAGTTCTTGACCATTTAATATAGTTGGGCATTTTAATTTGCATACAAAAGTCCAGCCATGCCATTATCGATACGGAGGATGTTGTAATTGACTGCGTATATGGGATCATTGATAGGCATGGTCTCACTCATGATCTTAGCTGATGTAAGACGACTAAAATTCAGAGTACCCGTAGGCTGTAGAGAACTGGTGGAGAGACAGAAACAGTACAAGAAGAAGTCCGGAGAAGTTACAAAGTTTGTATGGTAGTAACTCATGACATCTATAAAGTGTGGCTTCCCCCATCTGTAATTACTCACATCGAGACCGTTGATGTTCAGTTTAATCTTATTCGTGGGCGATGTAAGTGCACCATCAGTTGTGGTGTCTGAAGACGCAAGGTACTTTACGGGGTGGTTGAATGTGAGATCCTGTATGACTGTACCTGAAGCAATATTCTTTTGAACTTGGGTGATCAAGAGATTGTGTTTCTTCGTCGCGACGTTTCCACGCTCTTCGTTATCGAGATAATAATAGTTGGCGAAGCATTCGACGTTGTAATCGGATGCAACAGTTGCCCAGTGAATACGAATTTCGACATTATGGTAGTTTAGAGCCACGAGAGGGAGTGCATTTTGAGGTCCTTCACAGAAGAAGAAACGTAAGGGGTAAAAATGTGAGCGAGCGCTCACACCTGGATGTGTACCTAACGCGCTCTTGGAAACATTTTGAGCGAATGTATCGATGGCGATTTTCTCTGTGAAAATCGCATCTTGACTATCAACGAGGGAACCACCGATGTAGAGTTCCACCTTATCAATAATCGTATCCCATCGCTGAATGTCAAGGGCTTGGGCCGTATCATCGATTGTAAAATAGACGTAGCCGAGGAGATCTCCAGAACGTTCGAATTGAACACTGGACATAGAATTGTTTTTCACAGGTCCATGGATGACTTGCTTTTCGATGGACTGTGAAAAATTAGCATGCCGTTT